TGTTATTGTTGAGCCGTCAGGCTTTGTAACTGTTGCTCTAAAAGTTGCTTCCGCGTTATATTCTGCAGTAAATGTATTTACAGTTATGGCACCGGTGGTGCTATTAATAGATACGTCCATAGTTGCTGATTCTTCAGCAACAGAAAATGTAACTCCACTGGTTAATACAGTACCACCGCGCAAAACAGTCATTGTTGATGTTGCGTATGGCGAGGTAGTATCATATAAAACTCCAGCTTGATTTGCTGGCAGGGTCTGATTTTCATTTGTTAAAAATGCAATATAGGTATCAGAGCCTTCATCTACACTAAATAAAGTTAAACTGTCAAAGCTTTCTATATTTTCTGTAGTATTTTTAACTACCGCTTTTATAACTTTAGAAGTACCTGTTTGAAAGGCTGCAACTGTTAGAGTACTCCCAGACTCTCCTGTTTGTAGTACCCCGTCTATATACCACTCATATACTCTTGTTTCAGGAATATTAACAGCACTAACACTTAATTGAACACTATTGACATTATAGCTATTGCTATTACGCTGCTTAATAAATACTTGATTAGTAGTGGTTAAATTAACCAGTGGTGCACTTGCTCCATCTAATACTTTAGTTAATTTAACTGTTTTAACTATGTTTGTGCTACCAACTATAAACCTTATATCAAAGCTAGAAAATATATCAGTAGGATCGTGTTGTGTAATAGTTACTATGCCGGTAGAACTATTTAGACTTATTTTTGTAGGGTTTAATCCCACTATATTTTCAATAGCATAAGTTACGCTAGGGCTTGATAATATTTCTGTGCCCCGAACTACTATAGTATTAAAAGTAAGTGGAAAGTTAGCATTATCTGCAGTACCATCACTATCACAAGTTATTACTCTACTAGAGTTGTTTATATCGGCAGCTATTATATCTGTGCCTTCTTGTAGATAGTATAGTGTAATTTCATCTTCTAGAGTTACTGTTTCTAGCTCACTATTAAGACCTTCAACTATAACTTTATAAGTTTTACTAACACTATCTGTAAACTTATTTACTATATAAGTATTATTAGTACTCTCGGCTTGTACTACAGTATTACCTAATTTAAATGTATATGTTTCATTAGTTAGATTAACTGTACCAGCTATAATACTAATACTGTCTGGTATAGTTGCACTTTCAGGCTGATTTTTTGGTCGTACAAATGCTAATCTAGGAGCGCGTAAATTTAGCTGTGGTGCTGTTGCACCTGGAACACCTTGCTTAATTTTAGAAATATTCTGACGAACAGTTCTGGTATTTACTACACCTGCAAGACTCTTATATGTTACTGTAAAAACAATATTTGCTGTATCAGCTGTCATTGCTGCCGGAGCACCAAAACTAATTATTTTAGTACCGGGATTAATACTTGCAGTACCAACAGTAATGTTTGTGTTGTCAATAGTAGGAATGCACCAAGTACCAGGCGTAGGTAAACTAGCATTTGAAGTAGGTGTTAGTTTCGTTGTGCCTTCGTACACTTCTATAGAACAAGTGGCTTCAGCATATTCAGAAGGATCAACTATACCAATATCATCTGCCTGTAATTGAGCATTAGGATTGTCTAAATCAATAGTAATCTCATTTGTACCATTATTTAGTCTTATTATAGTATCCTCATCAAATACATCGCCAATTTCAGCTCTGACAATTACATACTTAATTTGTTTACTTATAGCGGCGGCAGCACCTGCATTAGCAAATTGATTTTTAGTAATAACAATCTCATTACCAGTTTGGGTAAATGCTACATTGCCAATTAAAGTACCGTCTACCTTATATCCAGTTGCTGTAAAAGTGCATGTACCAGTTAAATTTGTTAATACTGCAGTTACCTTAACTTGGGGAGTTTCACTTAACTCAGCATTTACATCGTTATATATAAACTCATCTGGTGTAGTAATAAGCCTAATTTGAGGAGCATCCTGACCAATACCATTAATGATATTCCAGTCGCGCAGAACTTCTTTATCGTTATAAACAGCTTTAAAAGTAACTTTAGCGGTGGTTGCAGCACCTGTCCAACCCGTAGCCTGAAATAGACCAGTAGTAGCATTTATTGTTACTTGCAAGCCATTAGTTGCACTACCACTAACTATGCTATATACTGGACCATTTCCTGTTACTTCTTCGTTTATACTCCAGACTCTGAAAATTCCAGTTGCGTATTGCCAATCCGGATCTTGACTAGTTTGACTTCTCGCTAAATAGTGCGGATCATTTGTAAGTTCACCATATACAGTAGTTAGTTCATCATAGGTAGTTTCTGCCATTTCTGGAGAAATAGTAAATACATCGGGTTGAATTTTACTTATGAATGCATATCTAACGTAGTATGTTGTATCAATCGCTAAATCATCTAGATTAATAGAGGAGCCCACCCCGAACTCTATCGGAGTGAGCGCTTCCGGATTAAATCCTTGAATAGTACTAATCCAAACCTTTATACCAAGTAAGTCGTCCCGTACATCGTTGGTACGAATACTATCATATCTTGTAGTATAAAGCAAATGTAGACGTCTTATACCGGGGTATAAAGTAACTGCCATATAGTTCCTTTAAGTTATTGTTTTAATAACTATAGTTCCAAGTGCGCTTTGAGCACTGTACTCGTTATTTCTATTTAGCGCTCTGCACGCGACTCTGTAACTAATTCCAGCTTCAGACAATCTTGGTGTAGGCAAATCTAATAAATTAAATCTGCCTTCAGTAGTACTTCTAACTACTTTAATATTATTAGTATTATTAGGTTCTAAGTCCCAAAAGTCCTCAGTACCTGTATCTTTATAAAGCCTATACTCAAAAGTCTGAAAGTCTGCTAGTAGTGCATAAGTTTGTGGTACTCTTGCTACTATATACGTATTGTCTAAATCCATTTCTAATGTAGGTTCTGCCGGCATTAATCCACTAGCTCCTGCTACAAATATTACACTATCCGTCCATGGGCCAAATATATTGCCAGTTTGATCTGTATATCTAGCGCGCAATTTATACATTATATCAGTAGTTAAACCAACAAAAGTATAATTTCCAGTTTCTTTTCTCACAAAAACTGCATTTGCAGGATTGCTGGTACTAAATTGTTCATCAGCACGTACCAATTCAAACTGTACCTGTTTAGCATTTGCGGTTAAGCCAGTAGGGTTTGAAAAACTTACTAGTGATGAGGTTTGATATATACCAATGGATATTTGCTGACTAGTTTCTCTGGTACTCGTAACACTATTAATAATTGGTTTACCAAGTATTGTGCTATCCACAACACCTGTAGTAGCTGTTATATTAGCATTATAAGTTACATTGGGAAACTCAGTATTTAAATTTAGCGAATATATTTGCTCACTATAGTCCGTTAGTGTTATTCTAGCAGATAAATTACTTGTGGGCTCCACTGCTAATACAATTAGGTCTTGGGTTTCTTTGTTTAACTCGCCTATAATAAACAAGTTATCAACTTCAAAATTATCACCACTTGTAATGCCAGTACTACAGGTTACTTCATCATAGTAACCTGTTTGTGCTACAGCCTGTAGATTTTTATAAATACTGCCAACACCACCAGTACTATTTTTAGTATTAGTTCTTACCAGCACTCGGTATTGCTTGCCAGTCTCCAAATATATTGATTCGCTTAGTTTTAGTGTATTTCCAGTAATTGCTTTAAGTCTACCACTACCGCTACCCCACATAGGTACATCGTGCGTTACTTTTACTAGGTCACCACGATTGCACACTAAATACTCAAAATCAGTATTAATTGTATAAGTTTCAGGGCGTAGTTTTAACTGTGCTAAATGCCATTTTGCAAAAAACTTAGCTTGTGCCTGATTAGTAATACCAGGCAACTGTAGTTGTTCGAAAATTTCAGCATTAGTTTCGTTCTTTTGATAGTTATATACTATTAGCTCTTTTGTTTGATATGCATCAGATTCGTCCTGTATAGTTACTCTAAATGCATCTGGTATTTTTGGCAGCGTTTTGGTAGATTCAAATCCCCAACTATTATGTGGTGTAAAATGTTGCACTACATAGTCACGGGGTTTGTCAATTACCACACTCCACTTACCGTCTATAAATATTGGACTTGCCATACCTGCCGCGCAAACATCCCTTATTGCGTCCATTACACTAGTGGTACTAGTAAGTACGTCATTGTAGGTTAGTTTTGGTCTGCCAGTTGCTGTGTTTGCTGTATTACAAAAATTATGCCACTCTTGGAGTTTTTGTAAATCAACTTTTTGAGCCACATCTGTAAGAAAAGTATTACTTTCCAGCTTTGCTACTCTAAATGCATTTGCTGGATGTGTTAGTATATACAGGAATAGACTGGCAGGATTGTTAGTAGACTTAAAGGCCTCCCACTTTCCTAAAGTATTATTCCAGTCATAGGCTTGTGTTTGTACCAGTGCATTAACACCATCTACATTACCATTAACTTTGTTACTGCTCTGTACTTGTATAACTGTTCTTGCCAAATTACCTCTAGGCAATTTTTGTAGAGGTGTGCGCTTGCCGTATGAAGTACAATTTAGTAGTGCTACTTTGTGATACTTTCTATAATCAGTTTGATCTTCAGGGTCGTCGTTGTCTAGCCTTCTAACTCGTACTTTATATACTGCTTGCTCTAGGCCGCGCAATGAGTGTACATGATTAAAAGGATCTTTGCGCTTGGTATAAATATCATTAGTACCAAAAGTTATAATAGTGCCTAATGCCTTTAGAGGTGCATCACTACTGCCCTTTTTACTAGTAACTTTGAAAGCCACTGCGCAATTACCTTGCTCACTATTAACAGCAACTATTCTAACTAGATGAGTGCCTGCTTGTAGTCTCAATCTGCCTGTTGCACTAATTGCCCAACTTTTCTTTGGCAGGTCAAACACCTTGGCACCATCAATATAAATCTGAGCCTCATCATCAACAGATGCTTCAAAATAGCAATCGGCAGCATCACTTAGAGTAAAAGATCCACGTAAATCTACACTGTTGGGATTTCCTGGTAGCCATACGCCATTTTCTTTTAGGAATGGGGCCCATCCCTTATATACCATATTTTGAGCAACAGCTGCTATGCCGCTACCGTCTTGAGTAAGAGGACTTACCCTAGTAGCAAAATGAGTATCTGTGGTCATTACTCCATTAGCTGGAATAGCTTGTGGGTAATAAGTTCCACCACTTATTTGTACTAAAACATCTCCGGTTGCTTGCTCATCGTATCCTGGTGTGCCAACCATTTTAGGTGTAGTGGTAAGCGTAAATCCGCTATAGCCTTGACCGCCTAATCCGGCTAAATGGTTAATCGTCTCTACGATACCTACTCCGCCCTGTAGACATATAGTGTATAGTTTTACATAGTCAGTCGGTACGTCTGGTAACCGCTTAACATTTTGAGTAATACCTACTACACTTGCTAGACTACTATCTTCAAATAGGGTTCGAAGAGTGGTTGATGGCTCAGCATTTCTATCTTCAGTTGGGTAACCTGGAATTTCTATTATCTCATTTTGCGGAGTTAGACAAATTATATACCACTTATAAAGCTGCATACTAGCCATAGACTCTGAACCGGCAATACTTGGGCCAGTTAAAGTTTTAGAATATGCTTGTACAGAATTAAATGTAGTAGGATCACTATCGGTACCGCCCGCTTGGTATCTTGGCGTAGAACCAAATTCTTCACCAACTTTTGCTACTTGTATTTCTACAGTAGCTGTGGTTTCTTCCACACGCCCAGCACCATCTCCACTAGTTTTTATCTTTCGCATACCTTCGGGAAAGGTAAGTACAATATCTATTCCAGTTGCTGTTTGCAAGAATGTAGCTTCTCGCCAAACATTAGTACCTTCTTGAGCATTATTTACTAACTCACCTTGTTGTGCAAATACTTGCTCTACATCTTCTGGATAGCGCTTATTAAATAATTCGGTTTGTGTTGTATCCTCTGCAAATTCGCCTATAAGAGTATATGGTCTTGGTAACCCTTTACTTGTATCAGCATCATAGAAAGCTGCTTCTAAGTTAGTTGCACCAACGCAAATATCGTCTACTTGTAGTGGCCCAAATCCCCAAATAATTAATAGATTAAGAATATTGGTATCTGTTAGTGTAGTAGTATAGGGAGTAGCTCCCAATAGCCCAGTGTATCGTACTTTTCCAAGTACTATTGGTATAGCTCCAAATCTACTGGCTTGATTACTACTGCCATTAAATAGATTGAGTTGATTGGGCTGACCTGGATCTTCCGTTCCAGGCATTCTAACTGGTGCAATAGCATTAACTAAAGCTGAACCTGCTTGAAAAGTGGCAGCCATAGCAACAGTTGTAACAAATTTTGCAGCTGTTGGTCCAAGTGCCTGTACTGCCTCTAATCCACCTACAAAGTCTCCTACCTGGATTGAAACGTATAAAACTGCAAGAGTTAGAATAAGTCTAGTTGCATTTCTACCTTGTGCAACTACTCTATAGGCTACTTGTTGTCCATCTTGTAGCGTGGTAGTTGACCACTGTTCTTTTGGTACAATAATACCATCTACAAGTATAATAATTCTACTACTAATATTTCTGCCAATTTTATACTTTTCATGCAAACTATCTATAGCAGTTTGCAGTGTACTACCTGGCTGAACCCAGTCAGTAATAGCGGCAACTTTTAGGGGATGAGGAGCTCCAGTAACTTGTACTAAATTAGTAGTGTATTTATAAAATCCCTCAATACGTTTAGACCACTGAGTGCTATTTAGTGATTCTATAACACTGTCTAATCCGTCTCTGCTATGTAAAAAACTATTGTTACCCACATAGATGCCTACGTGAGCTGGTTCACCATAAATATTAAAAACACACAAATCGCCTAAATTTGGTGTATCTACTAATTCCCAACCATCTTTATATTGATTAATAATGGCGCTGAGTTGTTTATCCCAGCTACCATTGTATAGGTCGCTATAGTCGGGTAAGTCTATATTTAGCTCGTGCTTATAGTACAGACGAGCCAATCCCCAGCAGTCAACGCCGTTCCAGTCTCTACCATTTTCCTGGTATGGTAAACCAATATACTTATCTATATTCATCAGAATAACCCTGGAAAGTAATTGGGTGTAAAATTATAGCAAGGAAAAGGTTCTCTGCCAAAATCTATCATTTCTAGCTGCAAGCTAATACTTTCTGCATTATAAGTTGCAGATGTAATATAAAACCCCGGAAAGCTGGCTTCTACAGTATTAGGGGCACTTGCTAATATTAGTTCTAATGTTACTTGCGTTGGATTGGTTAGTTGTGTACGAACTAGTTGAATACCTTCTTTTGTAACATAGTTTAAAGTTAAACTGCATCTTCCAACTCCGGATTCTTCTTCACTAGGCAAACTTATCTCTAGCGGTAGAAAAAGATAATCATTACCACGACTAGTTACACCGTACACAACATCTTCATCTGTAGTTAAATTAGCAAGTCGCCCAACAAAGCCATCCGCCAGTCTAACTGGTGCACTTGGATTTGCTGGGTTTTGTATTGTTAATAAAGTAATAAGCTGTTCATCTGTTTCCGTAGAGAACATTGCTTTGATAGCTTGTGGACTAAGTGTAACTAATCTGCTCATGGTAGTATTTCAAAATTTATTTGTGTTTGCCAGTATCCTGGTGCTAAGTATTGCAGCTGAAAGAACTCGCCGTCACCTTGCGGAACGATTCTGACTTCCACAGTACTTTTAGTACGAGGGTGTAAAAAGTTAAATCGCTTAGTGCCACGAATAGTATCTTTAACAAAAGTTTCTAACATTTCAGCGTGCTGATCTGTCATTATAAAACTTAATTGCATAGTACTTGGTCTACGCCCACGTACTCGCTGTTTAGCAGGACCTGCGTCAGTAGAGGATCTTATAATATTGATCCCTACTGACTCAGTAAATCCTTTTTGTGGTACTTGTGGAAAGTTATTGCTACTAGGCCAGCTTGATATTGCCATACATATTATCTCCTTACGGTTGCGGGTCTAGTTACGAAATTACTCATCATAGACTGTTGAAGTGGGCTATTCTTTCTACCCATTTCGCTAGCTACCATTTCGCCTACAACTACCTCAATCTTGCGATTACCACGGCTGTCAACTGTTTCACGAGTTTCAGCTTTTTCACCACTAAAGTTGTTAACTACCACTTCTACTTTGCCTTGCTGCTGTGGCTGTGCTATAACACCCAGGTTTCCATCACTATCTCTGCGCAGGGGCATAATGGCCTCTGGGCCTGATTCGCCCATCATACCAACACCCTTGGCAAACTTAAACATGGTCGGCTCTGCTACTACACTATTGGTAAACATTCCACCCTTAGCGTACATCTCTATTCCTGTACCAGTGTAGGCTGCACCTTTAGCACGTCGTTCACCACGAAGTACCATCATGCTACCTTCACCATTACTCGGTACAAAGTTATTACTCTTACCCATCATAGAACCGGCTGCAGAGTAAATAGCATCAGTTAACCAGTTACCGCCACTACTAGCAAATCCCTTACCAAACATACTCTCCATCATATTAAGAATTTGCATTCTTATTATAATTCTGGCAATATCTGAGATTACTGAATTAGCTAAGTCTTTAAAACTTAACTTACCAGTTTCGGCAAATTTCATGAAAGCGTCCGTCATCTTATCGGTAACACCTTCAAATACTGCACCAATTTTTCTAGCCATATCCATTTGGCTAGTATTATTTTCGTAGTTTAAATCTATTAGCCCTCTAGTAGCATTATATTGATTAGCTATTCCGGTTAAAGCTGTAACATTACGCTCTTTGATTCCGTCAATTTCTAGTTGTAGATTTTCGGTAATTACATTACCGGCCTGTGCAACCTTTAGTCTCCACTGCAGGGTTTCTTCTGCATTTCTTTGACCTTGGGCATAAATTGCACGATCACGCTCCAGTTCAGCGTCACGTAGTGCAAGTAATCTAGTACGCTGATTAAAGTCGTCTTGATTTACAGCACCATTTTGCTGAGCGATATTTAGCTGCTCTTTTTGATAATCTATTTCTTGCTTACGAGCATTGAAGCTGTTCTCTTGAGCTGCTGCATTAACTGCTCCAGCTATATTGTATTTTTGAATCAAAGACTCAAATGCTGCAACTTGTGCTTCAATAATTAGTTTCTCTTGCTCATTTTTATTAGTTATTGCACTAGTGGTCTCTAGTCGTGCTTTGTCTAACTGTAGTTGTTCGCGAACAGATTGAAGTACCTCTGGCTTTACACCTGCACCTAATAAATCAACTGCGGTAGTTTTTTGCATTAAGGCCGCACTTTTTAGATTGTCGATCATAGTTTTATAATCTTTTATCTGTTGTTCTCGTGCAACCGCTGCTTCTTTTGCTCCTACGGTATCTGGATCAAATGCCTTACCTTGTTCCTCTAGAATTTTGATTTTTTGATTTATATCAGCTACGGAATTTTCAGTTTGTTTATCAATCTGCTTTAATCTGCCTTGCAGAATAACGTCAGCACGTTTAGCATTTGCTTCTGCATTTGATACAATTACGCTTTGCCTTGCTTGAATAATAGACTGTAAATCCGGAAACTGTGTTAATAGGGACTTCATGCCCTCAACGTCGCCGGAACCCATAGCTTTAGCCTTAGCCTTGAGAGGATTGAGAGTTTGTGTGTCAAACGTTGTAAGAGCCGTTTGTCTAGCCTCTTCTGTGGCGAATCTACCACCCTCTATTCGTTTACGTTCTTCTTCTGCAGCACGTATCTCCATTTGTACGCGCAATAAGTCAACAGAAGTAATTAGATTTTGCTGAACATTGCGTAGCGAAGTTTCAATATTAATTGCTTCCAGCTGTAACCTAGTGCGTTCACGAATTGTAGTTTCAGTTTCAGCAGG